CTTATGAAGCTGCACAAAAATCTTTTTTAGATAATCCTGCTATTGGTAAACAAGTAGCTGGCTTATCACCATTAGAAATGGAAGCAATGCAAGGCGCGTATAGCGGCATTGGTTCTTATCAACCTTATTTAGATGCACAACAAAGTGGCATATTAGAAGGTTTAGGTATGTCTAGACGAGCAGGCCAAATAGCACAACCATATTTTGCTGGACAAGAACAATATTTAGGCGGTGCAACTGAACAGGCACGACAAGCTGCGGGTATGCAATTTGATCCTAGCACCATGACACAAGCTTATTTCGACCCGTTTGAAGATAGAGTAGTTCAACAGACTATGGATGATGTCTTTAAACAAGGCGATATTGCTGATGTAGCGCAACGTGCCAGAGACATACAATCTGGTGGCGAATCAGCATTTGGTTCAAGAGCTAGATTAACGGCTGATGAAAGACGTTCCTCTTTAGGTAGAGGGCTTGGTGAAGCGTTAGCACGTATTCGTTCAAGCGGTTTTCAGAATGCTCAATCAAGTGCGATGGGTGAATTTGGAAGACAGCAACAAGCCAGAGAACGATATGGCGATACTTTGTCTCAATTTGGTAATCAGTTAGGTGGTATAGGCGCTACGAGATCAGCTTTGACTAGAGGTATTGGTTCTGATATTTCTGGATACGGCGGACAAATAGGCGGTTTAGGTTCTACTCAATACGGATTAGGCGCTCGACAAAGAGATGAGTTAGCTGGACTTGGTAGCGTTGCTAGAGGTGTTAGTCAAGCAGGTCTTGATAGTGATTATAATAGACGCATGGAAGATAGAATGGCTCCAGTTACAGCAGCTACTTATGCAAGAGGATTCTTGCCTGCATATCAACCTGGATTTACCGATGTAAATAAACAATATGGTATGCCAGCCGATCCATTAAGTATGGGGTTAGGCACAGTTTTTTCTACTTACGGTAATTTTGCTAATCGAAATCAACCTCAATACAATCAACCGTTATCCTAATGAATACTTTAAATAGAAAAATGTTTGCAAATGGTGATGTAGTAAATATTGATCCATTTATTTTGCCAAGAAATCCTAATTATGTTGGTGATGATGGTAATTTATTGCCTGATCTGATTGTACAAGGTTCTGGTTTGAATCAGAAAAATCCTTCAGATTATCGTATGGGTGGTGGATTAGCTTCACAATTAACAGATCAAAATTTTCCTCCTTTCCAAAAAATGCCAGAAGAAGGTCTAATTCCAGATGCTGATGTTGATGCTCTATTTGAAAAAATAAATGACGTTTTATTACCAAATGAAATTGAATTAAGTAATGGCGAAAGGATTGATTTTACTGAAGAAATAAAAGCAATACAAAGTGGAGAAGCTGGTGATGGTTATAATATATACCCAATTCTTAATTCGCCTAACATAAAGCTTGGAACAAATGTAAAAGCAGTTTTAAAAGATTTTGGAGAAAGAGACACTCCAGGATTTTTAAAAATGTTAGGCCAAGAAAATACTGATTTTGGAGATATGGCAAGATTAGGTATAGCTACTATTGGAGAATTAGGAAAAGAAAATTTAAAAAAAATAGTGCCATTTTTTACAGGTCAAAGAGCTTTTGATAAATATACTAAAGATGTTCCTTTTGTACAATCAGAATTTATGGGTGGTGATCCAAAAGGTTTTGTAGAAACTGGCGGTAGAAGTGCAGAAGAAGTAGATGCTTTAATAAAAAACTTTAATACAAACAACTTTGGTGACACTATAGCTGATGCTCTTTCTGGTTTTGAATTGCGTACAGACAAACTTAACGATTTAATGGGAATACAAACACAATTAGATGCTGTAAATTCTACACCTAATGCAACTGATGCAAATGCTACAGTTAAAGGTAGTTTTGATTCAAGTAACGAGTCTATAGCAGGCGGAGGCGGTCAAAAAGGCAGAGATGCTGCTAATCAAGAAGTTTCTGTCACCGAAGTTTCTGTAGATGATAAAGAGCAACCAAAAAAAATAACAGATGAAGAATTAGTCAAAGATGTAACAGCCGAAGAAGTAGCCGAAGATATTACAAGTGAAGATGCACCAAAAAGAAATTTTGCTCAATTTACACGCAGCCCTGATTTTTTAAGATTTGTACGTAACATTGGTAAAGGCTTAACAACTACTGGTCAATTAGGACAAGGGATAGCGTTAGGTGCTGCTGGTGCAGCCGAAGAGAAATACGCTGAAGAAGTAGCCCTAAGAGCAGCACAAGCTGCTGCCGCTTCTAAAACAGGTGATTTAACTGAAAAAATGTTTATGGAGCAGTTTAAAAGCAAAGAAGAGTTTTTAAATAAACAAAACGAATACTCAACAGCACTTTCAAAAACAGTCTTTGAAGTAGAAACATCAGATGCTGTATTAGGTGCGCTTGCAGAAGCTGAAAGACTTGTAAGAACTGGAGATGTAACAGGTTTGTCTCCTTTGTTCCAAGAGTATTTTAATAAAGCATTGAGACAGTTTGGTCAAGATGTACCTCTTTCTGCAAGAGAAGCAGCCAAAAATATACTTGAAGATATAAAAAATGGTGAAATTAAAGCGATCTTAGGTGAAAGCGGTAGAACAATATCTAACTTAGATAGGCAAATAGCAGGTAATTTGATTGGAGCTATTGATTTCAAAGCAGATAAAGAAACTGTTCTTGATAAAATAAAATTAGCCAGAAGAAGAGCAAATGATAGATTCACAAACGCACAAAGTAATTACGATGCAGCTTTACAACCATACACAAGATTTGGAGTGCAAGCTCCTTTCAAAATAGGAACTCCGATGGTACAAAGTACAGATGAGTCTGGCGAAAGAATTAGACTATATATCAAATGATTTATGAAGTACAAACACCTGATGGAAGAATTATAGAAGTTGAGGGTAAGCCTGGACAAGAAGATGTAGCTATTCAATTAGTAAAAGAATATCTTGCAAAAGAATCTAACACAAAAGAAAGCTCTAAAATCTTTGATGATTCTTTTTTTGATTACGAAAAAGGTTTAAAAAATATAAAAGTAAGAAGTCTTATTGGTATTGCTGAAGGTCGAGATCAATCAGGTAGAGAAATAGAAAAAGAAAACGTACTTAAAAAGTATGTAGGATCTGATGGTTTCATTTATGACAGCAAAGGCAACCTAGCCCTAACTCCCAATGGCCAAAGAAGTTTATATGAACAAGATTTATATGATGAGGCAGACCTCACCGATAAAAATGTAGTTATAGATGAAAGAGGATTCTCTACAGGAGACTTTGCTGACTTAGCGGGTATTGCTGGTCCTATATTTGGCGCTATTGCTGCAATGTCACCGCATGTCAGAGGTGTAAAACTACTTCAAATGTTGGTTAGAAATAAAAGAATTGCAAGAACTGTTGCCTCTGGTATAGGTACAGCAGGCGGTAAAGCGGCTGAAGAGGCGTATGAAACAAGCAAAGGTCTGCAAACTCAAACTGAAGAAGAACAAAATAAAATGTTAAGAAATGAGTTTTATTTTGGGGTTGGCGCTCAAGGTATAGGGGAAGCAGCAGGATTAGCATACGGTGCGTTTTTTGGTGCTAAAGCACCAGCGTCTGCTATGCGAGATGGTTGGATTGTAGCTAACGGTTACGCGATGGATGATGTGTTGAGATTAGATGCAAAATTAGGTAAGCAAGCTACCGAAAAACAAATTAACAAAGCCGTAAAAAACGGTGAAATTATGCAATTAGATGCTAAAGGTTCTGTTAGTCAAGCATTTTTACAAAGAGCAATACCAGGAAGGATGCAAGGTATTGGTGAAACCATTGCTGGTAAAGCAGGCAGAGAACAAGGTTTAATTGATTACAACATGGCAATGTTAGCTAAACTGCAACAAAAATTAACTGACAAAGAGATAGCTTTTAAAAGAGTTTCTGAAGTTGGCGATTTAAATCTTGCTTCTGCTGAAGTTAAAGCTGCAAGAGAAGGTCTAGAAAAAACAAAAAATGAAGTAAGTGATTATTTAAATAAAGTAATGTTGGATTTATCTTCTGAAACAGGTGGTTTTGGACCAATAATGCACGCAATGGATAAAGCCGAGCTTGGTGCAAGCGTACAAAATACCATCAAACAAGCTTATAAAGATGTAATTAAACATCATCAAAAAGTTTATGAAGGCATAGATGACAGCATTGCTAAAATTGAAGGTGCGCCAATTTTACAAAAATGGAAAGCTAGTTTAGGAGCAGACCTAAAACCAATTGCTGATAAAATTGAAGATAGACTAACTAGATTAGATCCATTGTTAAAATACAATGAAGATGATGTAAGTTTGGGAATTATTCAAGGTTTGGCAAAGGAAATACGTAGTGGTGCGTACTCAAAAGGAGCTTCTTTAAGTCAACTTAGAAAAATTGAAGAAGCGTTAAAAAATGTAAAAGCGGTTCAAGGGTTAAAAGGTAGAGGATCAGGTGGTCAATTCTATGATGACATTTTAAAAGATGTTACTAAAATTATTGACAATGCTGAAAATAATCTTCAAATTGTTGTTGGTAAAGATTCTATTAATTTATCTGCAAAAGATAAAGAATTTATAAAAACAATTAGAGAAACACTTAGAGCAGAACAAAAAGCATATAGAGATGCAATAGAACCTTTTAATAACGCTAGAGTACAAAAAATAAAAACACAAGCTCAAGGTCAAGGTGTTGATCCGCTTGATGTATATGAGTATGTCTTGAAACCTGGTAGAGGTGGTGACATGAAATTTATTTTAGAAGCAATTAAAAGAGGGCCATCAGGCGAAAAAACTTCGAATCAATTACGTGCAGAATTAACCAGACGTTTATTCAAAGATGCGGTAGATACAGCAACTGATCCAGTGACAGGTATTTTATCACCAGGTAAATACATAAGAAATATTACAAAGTACAAAAGTACATTAGAGCCATTGTTAGGTAATAATTACGATAAAATGATGCGTACTTTTACACAATTAAATAAGTATGATCCTAAACTTTCATCTGATGGAATTTTAAAAGCAGTTAATAGTATACGTTCTTCTGACATAGATGGATTAGCTCCTAGTTTTAATAAATTTTTAGATACCTTAGAGTCGCAAGCAAAAGCCAGTGACGATCTCCTTAAATTAGAGAAATCTGCATTTATGAGAAATGTTGAAAATGCCACACCAGAAACTATTGTTAAGACTATATTTAGACCTAACAGCGCAAGAGAAATAAATCAGTTAAAAGGATTAATTAGTGACGAAGCATTTTTAAACGTGCAAGAAGAAGCGTTAGGAAAATTAATAAGTAAAGGTATGCCTGGTGGCAGTAAAGAATTGACTGATATTTTTAAACCTAATGTTTTAGAACGCGCATTAGAATCGTATGGTCCAGAAACTTTAGAAGCAATGTTTGGTAAAGAACTGGTCATGTCTTTAACAGGTTTTTCTCGCGCGATGAGTACAACTGTTGCAGGCGCTCAAAAGACAGGTGCGGGTTCAATTGTTGCAGGTACATTAGCAGCGGGATTCTTCAACATGAATTTATTACCAACCGTAGTAGCATTAACGGTTTATAAAACTTTATTTGCACAACCAAAAATAGTTAGTTTACTTTCTAAAACTGATAAAGGTTCAATTGCACAAGTAATGAGTGCTTTTTCTAAAGCATTAAGAATAGCGGGTGTTACTGAATTGATGGGCGGAGCAGAAGAATTTGGCGAAGAGGTTTTACGCGAAGTTAATAAAACAGGTATTGTAGATCAAGCAAGACAACAGTTACCTACCAATCAACAATTTCAAGGTCTTATAGATCAATTGCCTACAAGACCATCTAATCTAAACCTAAACATCCCCGACATACAGCCAATTGCAAATGCACCTACCCAAGCTCCTATGAGTAGAAGTTTATTAGGCGGTTCAATTGCCAATGAAGATATTGCTGCCAGAATGAACGCTAATCGAGGTGGCTTAGTTTCCAAAAGAAGTGCAATAGACCAAGAAATAGCTGAGTTAATGGCACGCGCTTAATCATCAAAGAAGTTAGGATCAATAGCGACAATTCTCTTCATAGGCCGTCCAGTGGTCTTAATCCGAACATCCTTTTCTTGAATTTCACCTGCATTCATTAAACGATTAATAATCTCTTTGACCTCAAATGATTTCATTGATCTGAATATCTCACGCCTGTCTATGTCTCTACGACTGATACCAATTTCTCCTTGCGTTCTAATGAAACTAAGCACTTGTTTGATACGGCTTTCAGTTTCAGAACCCGCTACCTTGTCCTCACAAGTCTGCACCATCATTTGATCGTAATAGTAAATGTAATCAATCGCCCACTTGGTTATATCACCTGTAATCATTTTGGATAGTGGGTTATCTGCTAATTGGCAGATCAAAGCTAAACGCATGGCTTTTTCACGTGTTCTAGAGAGCAACACTTCCAAGCCGTCTTTTTCTAATTTGTTTTGTTGTGCAACTAACTCGTGAGCTAATGTGTTTAATAATTCTCTAGAGCTGCTATCAAATGTAATAATTCTTTGTTTAAAATCAATCTCCGAGTTATCTCTAGCAAGCTGTTCCATTTCTGTTTTTGTTTGTCTTACTTTTCTGACCCACTCACATATCTTATGGCTAGGCTCAACGTATGGAACCATTCTGCCGACTGTTCGTGGTAACTTTGACTCAACAACAATAAATCTATTTAGAAAGCCATCTACAATTCGACCTGTCGATAACGCACCGTAAAAGTTTCTCGGTACTGACATGCCAACCAATGTTATGCCTGGCTTTATGGTGGAGCGATCTATAGCCTCTTGCTGTTGTTTTACGGTCAATGTCATCAAAGAGTAGTTGTCTGGTCTAATCGTTCCATGACAGCGACCCCACGCCTCCATAAGCACTTGTAGAGCGTCTTCTTTGTTAGAGTTAGATGCTTTGGCTATACTTTCTAAGCGTTTACCAAATTCATCCATTACGGTTATATGTGTTGGCTTGTGTCTGAGTAAAGAATAGACCGCGCCAGATGAGGTATAACCATCACCCGCCATAATGTCAGCATGACCAGAACAATCTAGAATTGATTCAATGGTGGTCTTAACATTCTCTTTACCCTGACCTGATTTGGCTATGCACATAAAATACATAGATGAAAAGTTATTCATATCGGTACGGTACATTCGACCTAATGCTACCGAGCCTAATGCTAATGAAGTCTGCATGGATAAAGCGGGTTGCTGTATCTGCGCAATAGATTCTGAATACTCAAAGATATCTTTGATGATACCTGGTGGATCATAGAGTGCTTCAGGCTTAGTCACTTTGTATTTCTTTTGTATGAAAGCAGGGGCTTGTTGGTTTTTACGTTCATGCGTTTTTAAAATAGAATTAACAGTCGTGGATACTTCTGATCTTGGTAACGGTGGTTTGTTTTGTTGATTCCATGATTGCACAAAGAACTCAACCATTTCAATATTAACACCTTTAGCAATCAAATTACCCGCCAACCTAGCAGCATTGTCATTACGACTGCCTGCCAACACTCCTTTCATGGAGAAAGGCGAAGTGATGGCCTTACCGTTTAATTTTTCAGCACCCGTAATCATTACCCAATGCTCTTTGGTTAGATTGGGTAAGTCACTGGTATTGTGCCAATCCCATCCGTCTATGAACTTGGGTTCATAAATAGCACCAGTAGCATGAATATTGTACGGTGCAATGATAAGACCGCCCACGCCTCTTATATCAATAAGCTTTGCGGGGTCTGATGTCTCGGTTCTACGCGCAACGTAGGTTGTATAATTTTCAGGATTATTGTAGTAATAGTGCATACCCTTACCAGTAATACATTTACATGGCGTATTGGGTAAGTTCTCTTCCGCCCAGATACAGGCTTCTGGTGTATCAGCATCTACTACTATAAATTTACCGCAGATCAGTGCCACGACTAAATCGTCACGACCCCCGAACCATCGGGTAATATCTTCCGTTGTCGGTTGTTGCTCTTTGTATTTCTGCCAACTGCCTAAATGTTTAGGCGGCACTTTATTGTGTCTTAATAAAGGTACAGGTGAATAACCCTCTTCAGCATACGCAAGAGCAAGCTCCAACGCAGAATCCTGCGCAGTGGCTTTTATGTTTAGCACTAACTTTGCTTTTCTTCTGCATCTATTGGTCCATAGATTGATTCAAAATCTAATTTTCCACCTGTTACTTGCATAATAACTTTAGCTTGTTGGATTGAAGGTTGACGCATACCATACCGCCAAGACTTAACCGTATCTGGTTTACTGTCAAAAAGTTCGGCAGCAGCTTCTGTGCCTAAAAATTCAATGTACTCTTTCAGGGTGTATCTTTGCACTTCTTTCTCCTTAAATTCTGGTTCTAAGCCAGATGCGTATAATGACGTAAGTTCTTTTTTTCCAAGCTCAACTTGCCTGAAATAAAAATTCATCTTCCATTGGTGGTTGCTTTTTGCTTTGCTCATGTTACAATAAGTCCTTAGATTGATAAAAACCAAGTGTAACAGGGTTTTTTTTAATTTAAAAGAACTTTTAATCAAACAGGAGAAAGTAATGAGCGAATCTATTTTGAGTCGCATCAAAACTCCCAACGAACTAGTAGAGCAACAAGGTGCTAAATTGTTAATCTACGGAGCGTCAGGAGCAGGTAAAACCACTTCTCTCAAAACTGCACCAGGCAAGACTTTAGTGGTCAGTATGGAGAGTGGCTTATTATCTATCAAAAACTCTGATAACCTTCACGCTATTGAGGTTAAGGCAGCATCAGAGATTGAGGAAATAGCATCTATGCTAGAAAATGGCACGTTGAAATACGACACGGTATGCTTGGATAGCATCACCGAAATGTCAGAGATTCTATTAGCTCAAGAAAAAGCCAAGACGAAAGATCCACGCAGAGCTTATGGTGAAGTTATTGAAGTTATGATAAAAACCATGCGTAGATTTAGGGATTTACCCATCCATGTAGTCTTCATTGCAAAAGAACAAAGTATACGCGATGAGGCGACAGGGACGTTCCATTATCAACCGATGATGGTGGGTGCTAAGTTGCCAACACAGATACCTTACTTCTTTGATGAAGTATTATGTATGCGTGTTTTCGATGATGAAGACAAGGACGGTAAGAAAATTATCAGTCGTTGGTTTCAAACTCGGATTGGACAAGGTTACACAGCGAAAGACAGAAGTGGAAAGTTAGATGAGTTTGTAGCACCTAACTTAACCGATATTATTAAACAACTAGGATTTGCATCTGGAGGTGCTAAATGAGTGATTTTGACGGATTGAATATAAACATGGAAGAAGTAGAGAAAAGTTCAACGATTCCAGAAGGTGAGTACCCTTGCATTATAAAAGTGTGTGAAAAAACACTTTCAGCCGCAGGTAACAATTATTTGAAAGTTGAAGTAGATGTTACTGGCGAAAAGTATGCGGGTTGGAAATTGCGTTCAAATTTAAATCTTTGGTATCAACACACGGATCAAAATAAGCAAGATGAAATTCGTGGATACGCCAATAGAGATTTTGCACAGTTACTAAAAGCATGTAACTTTGATAAAGCACCAATAAATGCAATGGAACTGCAAGGTAAAGAATTAACGTGTAAAGTGGGTATTGAACCAGAGCGTGATGATAGTGGTTATGGTGACAGCAATAAGATTCTTCGATTTATAAAATCTGAGAATGTTTCTGCACCTAAAGCAGCAGGTATGCCACCTAGCATGAGCTAACTCCTAGACGGCTTGCTAGGGGTCGGTAGAGCTTTTTTTATCATTTTGTTTGCTCAACCTAGCATTTTTTTTGGAGAATATTATCAAACCACAATCAGCTAAAGCCAAAGGCCGTAAACTCCAACAATGGATGAGAGATAAACTCATCGAACTATTGGATATACATCCAGAGAATGTTAAATCAACATCAATGGGTGCTGGTGG